TGTCGGGTTACTACGTCACGCAAGATATCAGCAACCACGACGTTCTTATTGATGATGGTGGACTCGTGGTATTCACGGTGACGAAAGATGCAAAGGCTGGTGATTCAGCTGATTGGTATGGGGTGCGAACGCCAGGTCCACTGTCAGTCGAAGCATCTCCTACAGCCACTGGCCGATTTACTATAATCATCGAACCAATTACCCTGCGAATCGACAAATGAAACCGATAGAGCGGCGAATCGACCCGTTGCCCAATCGGGTGGTGGTGACCAATAGTAATGTTACAGCCGAAGCTGACAGCCACCTAACTGTGTATGCGAAATAGCCATGACTGATGAACGATTGTATGAAATGATTCGTGCTGCAATGGATAAGCAGGGTAAAGATCTATATGACCACAGTGTCAAGGCTGAGGAATCCGCGAAGCTGTTGCAGGGTCAGATCAGTGCAATCGTGGCAACTCAGACTGGCGTAAAGGTGCAAATTGACAATATCAATAAACAATTGACTCACATGCAGACTACTTTCGAGCCAATCATCACAGCCACAGCTGTCAACTCGAAAGATATCCTAGACGCAGATCGTAATATTGAAAAAATATTTGTCATGATCGGTGAGGACCGTAACAAGATCCGCGAAATATCAACCGATACTATTGCCAGTCATCCCACATTCTGGGAATTGCCAGTCGCTCGTATGGTGGTTGGCCTGGCCATACTGGTGGTGGTTGGCTTGATCGGCCTGGCAGGGTACAATGTGATCACTCCAGCCACCGAATTATTGACACCATGACCACACCCGTATGCTTCCAAGTCCCACCGATTGACAAAGATGAAGTTATCGCCATAAAGGCAGTGGGTGCCGGTGAGGCCACACCCTACCAACAAAAGCTCGCATTGAAAGTGATTGTCAATAAGTTCAGTCGGGCACATGATATTCAGTTTGTGCCCGATTCCCCGGGCCAATCTGCTGTACTATCCGGTCGAGCGTTCGTAGGTGCTTCAGTGTTGAAGTACCTCAACATCGAGATCGGCAAACTTCAAAACGAGGATCAACCAAATGACAATCAATCATGAACGAATGGCCACCCCACATCAGTGGTGGCAGTCTAACGCTGGCGCTGCAGCACCTGCAGATACACCTGTGCCTACTAGCGATCCTGCTCCTGCCCCCGGTGATGATTCTGCTGGTGCTCCTGCTTCTGCCGGTGGTGCTCCTGCTCCTATGGCATTTCTTGATGCGGTACCAGACAATTGGCGTGAGCAGTTGGCCGGCGAGAATACGAAACGCCTTAACGATCTCAAGCGGGTACCTGATTTCGGTGCGTTTGCGGATCGTTATTTCAATGCGCAGGAAAAGATTAGAGCTGGACAGATTGCACCACTGGCTCCACCAACAGATGATTCAACGCCTGAAGAAGTAGCCGAGTGGCGTGAGCTGCACAATGTACCGGCCACCGTCGATGAGTACAAGCTGACACTCGATGATGGTCTGGTCCTGGGTGAAGCAGATGAGATGGTGATGGGCGATGTGTTTGCTGCTGCCCACTCACTTCATGTACCACCAGGTGTAGTATCTCAGCTGGCCAATGCCATGTTGAGAGGTAGAGAGACTGTAGCGCACCAGGCTGAATTGAAAAACGAAGAAGAACGCAAGCAGTGCGTTGCTGCATTGCGTGAGACCTGGCGCGGATCACACGACACCAACATCAACATGGTCCGAAGTACCATCGTCGGTGCATTGCCTGAGTCTGTCCGTGATGCGTTTGCCGGCGCTGTGATGGCCGATGGCCGCAAGGTGTTCAACACACCAGAGGTGATCATCGCCATGGCAGACTGGGCGCGTAAGTTGAACCCATCAGCCACAGTGGTACCTGAGTCAGCTAACCCGATGCAGACCATCAATGATGAGATCAAGGCGCTGGAAAGCAAGATGGGCACCGCTGAATGGTTCAAGGATGAAGCATCACAAAAACGATACGTTGATTTGGTGACTGCCAAGGAAAATCTCACTGCTTGACAATTGATCGCCTTGCAGGCTATTCTATAGTCTACCTACCAGTAGACCCCTACAGTCTGCAAGGCGACCCCACCTAGTGGCTACCTCGCCAGAGCAAATCAAAGGCTACCTCGAACGTAAGGTTTACACTTAACTTATATTTTAGAGGATACTCTGATGAGCCAAACAGCTTTTCAAACAATGTATCGTCAAGAGTTCATTGCTGGTTTTGAGAAACGACAGTCACTGGTGCGAAACACCACTGTCACCGAAGCAAGCGTGAATGGTAACGAGGCTGTATTCCTTGTTGCTGACTCTGGCGGTGCTGCTGCCGTTACCCGTGGTGTCAATGGTGACATTCCCACCCGGCCCGATAACCTGAACCAGTACACTGCAACTCTTGCCGAGTGGCATGACGTACCTGAACGCAGCAATTTTAACATCTTTGCTTCCCAGGGTGATGGTCGCAAGATCATGCAACAGACCAGTATGGGCGTTATCAACCGCAAGATTGATGCCGACATCCACACTGCTTTGAGCGCTGCTACCGTGACCTGGGGTTCTGCTGCTGTAGCTACTCTGACTCTGGTGACAAAAGCCAAGACCAAGCTGGGTAATGCTTTTGCTGATGAAGATGCGCCTTTGTACGCATTGATCACACCAGCATTCCATGGCTATTTGATGGGCTTGAATGAGTTCACCAGTTCCGATTACGTCAGTGATCCCAAGTTCTCTGGTGTGTCCAAGGACAAGGCTTTTGCATGGTACGGTGTCAACTGGATCATCGACGGTAAGCTGCCTGGTGTTGGTACTTCCAGTGCAACTTGTTTCATGTACAGCCAGAACGCAATTGGTCACGCTTGTGATAATACTCGTATGCAGACCCTGGTCGGCTATGACGATAAAAATGACAAGTCGTGGGCACGTTGCTCCACTTACATGGGCAGCAAACTGCTCCAGAATTCCGGTGTAGTGAAAATGCTGCACGACGATTCTGCATTGTCATAAGGAGACATGACTGATGGCATACTCAACGAGTAATCCCCCTGCACTGGTTTCCCAGCTGCTGGGTAAGGCAGGCGGTTCAGTCTGGATCTATGATTCAGCTGACGCTGCCACTGTGGTTCGTGTTACAGGTTACATTACCAATGGTTATGACCTGGGCATGAAGGTCGGCGACATCGTCGATCAGATTGATTCTGCGGGGGCAACAGTGGCTCACCGTTATGTAGTCAAGTCTGTTGCCGTTGACGGTGCTGCTGACTTGAGTGATGGTACTGCAGTTGTCGTAACTGACACGGACTAATCAAGTCCTGGGTGGGCGGTGAATGGTACTGGGGGTTCCCGGGAGCCGTTCACCGCCTTTTTTTATGCAATGAGGAAACTTCAAAATGGCTCAAAAACCGATACAGATCGACCCAATCTTGAAATCAGGATTGACACTGGCTGAACATTCATACCGACGATTCAGCGTCCAGGTGCCTCGCACCGTAACCAAAGACATTTTGACCGACCACCGCCTGTGGGTACATGTGGCCGGTCAGCTCAATGTTCTTGATGAGATCCGTGTGGTGGCAGATGATTTGTCATACCGGGCACTGCTCATCGTCACGTTTAGTGATTTCAAAAATATCCGCATGAAACTGGTGGAGTATTGCGAACTCGAAGAATGTGAGACAATGGAGCAGATGCCAGAAGAATACACAGTCGAACAGCGTGGTCAGCGCAAGTGGTGTGTGATTCGACTGGCTGATGGCGAGATCATCAAAGACAATATTCAAACCCGGCCAAAGGCTTTGCAGGAGCTGGACGAATACATCGCAATTCTCGAAAGGTAATGTAAATGACGATCTCAAAACTTAGTTTATACAATAACGCGCTACTGTTGATCGGTGAACGTCCGCTTGTTACTGACACTGACGCAACAGAAACTCGACGACGACTTGACATTGTCTTCGATCAAAACGCTGTAGAGTATTGTCTTGAGATCGTCAAACCTAACTTTGCAATTCTGACTGACACCATTGCGTCTGATGGTACTACAGTCGAACACTCGATGACTTATAGCTATACATTACCTGCGTCGTACATCACCACGCATTCTGTTTTTGCTGACACGGATATGGATTCGCCTGTCAATCGGTACTTGATCGAATACGGTAAATTGTACAGCGAACTGCCAATATTGACGCACCGGTATGTCTACAACTTCGCCGGGTTTCTTAATTGGACAGCTTCATTTGCCAACGTGGTGTCGGCTTATTTGGCCAAAGAGATAGCGCCACGGTTTGCACCGCAAAAGCTGGCAGAAGTTTCAGAGTTATTTACTTCACGGGTGCAAGCGGCGACATCGCTTGAAACCCTGAACGCACCACTTTCTCGACCTAAGTCATCCACATTTACACTGACCAATGATTATCGGAATGTGTATAACGCGGCATTAAATATACTGGGTCTTGAGCACCTGATTACCAATACTGATGATAGCGACAGACGGTCAGCACTCGATAGTGTGATGAATGCCGGCGCTGTGGACTACATGCTTGATATGATCAAGCCAAAGTTCGCCATTGAAACTAACAAACTCACATCATCCGTGGTCAGCATACAACATGATTTAGACAATGTGTTCACGCTGCCTGCTGATTACATTAGTATGATCGAAGTTCACGCTGATCCATTGATGGATGAACCAATCAGCCGATATATCATCGAGGGTCGAACCATTGCCTGCAGTTACTCGACCATTTATATTCGGTTTGTAAGCAATGCCCAGGCTATCACTGTCTGGTCATCCAATTTCAAGCAGGCACTATCAACGTACTTAGCTGACCAAATCAAGAACCGGTTTGTTGCTGACATCAGTCAGCGCAACTACATCACGGATCTGTTGACCACTCGCACCCAAACGGCTATTGACCTCGAAGGGTACATGAACCTATCCCGGGCACAGCGGTCCACATTCACGCTGACCGACGATTACCGCAACATCTACAACGGCGCACTGAACCTGCTGGGTCTTGAGCAGATAGTCAGTAATGATGATGACAGTGAGCGCCGCGCCGCGCTGGACACGGTGCTCAACAGTGATGCAGTCAACTATCTGTATGAGCTGGCACAACCCCGATTTGCATTAGAGACCAACAAGCTGACAGCATCGGTGACCAGTGCAGAGCATGACTTGGATAATGTATTCACACTGCCGACCGACTATCTGTCCATGGTTGAGGTCCATGCGGATCCACTGATGGATGAGCCGATCACACGGTACATTATCGAGGGTCGAACCATCGCCTGCAGTTACTCGACCATTTACATCCGGTTCGTGTCCAGCAGTCCAACCAGTGCATCATGGACCCCAGCATTCAAACAGTTGTTGTCAGCTTACATGGCCGAGCAAGTCAAAAACCGGTTTACTGATAACGAAATCAAGATGGCAGGCATCAGCACAGCGTTCACCAGCCGCCTGGCATTCATCCAACAGCAGGAGCAAGCCAAGGAGGCAGGTAAGCGGTCAAGTCGATCCACAGCCACCCTGAGTGACGCCTGGCGCAAGGTGTACAACAATGCGCTGTTGCTGCTGGGGCTGGACCAGATAGTCAGCAATGACGATGACAGTGACCGGCGATCAAAGCTGGACGTTGCGCTTGGTACGGGTGTGGTCGAAACGGTCATGGAAGACTTAAGCTGGACCTTTGGTATCACCAGCAACAAGCTAAACTACAACCCATCACTTGAACCTGAGTGGGGCTTCAGCCGTGTGTTTGACAAGCCCGCCGACCTGCATCGGATAGATGGTCTGTTTCATGACGAATATTTCAACGTACCACTCAAAGAATATGAGGATGAAGGTGACAGGTGGTATTGCGATGTTGACGAAATTTACGTCAAGTACGTCAAGACCTCATACCTGACCACACCGTCCAACTGGCCGCAATACTTCTCCAACATCGTGGCGGCTGAATTGGCATGCAGGGTTGGTCCTGCTCTACCAGGTGCCAATATCAAACATGCGCTTGACATGAAGCAGATCAGACAACGTGAAGCAGAATCCACCGACGCAATGAGCGGGCCACCGCAGCGCATCAAGACTGGCAGTTGGGTACGGTCCCGGGTTGGCACTCGTGGTAACTCATATAGCGGCAGACCATAATGGCGATCAAAACTAGGCATTATTCCAATAAGTTTAACCGAGGAGAAATCGATCCACTGGCCATCGCCAGGGATGATGTGACCAAAGTTGCATCATCTGGATCATTGATGGAAAACTTCATGCCCTTGCGGTTGGGACCAATGACATATAGGCCAGGTACTGAACACCTTGATGAATCAGCTGGACTTGCTCGACATCTGCCGTTTATTGCCGCAACTGATGACACTGCACTGGTCGAATTGACAACTACCATTATGCGTATATGGGTAAATGACGCACTAATAACTCGCACTGGTGTTACCACTACATTTACCAATGGTAGTTTTAACACCGACTTAAGTGGTTGGACTGATGCTGATGGCGCGGCGTCATCAAGTGTATGGATTAGTGGTGGTGCACTGGGCCTGACTGGCAATGAGAGCACATCAGCGAGCCGATGGCAAACGCTGACCACTCAGACTGGCGCTGAACACGGATTCCGTATCACAATCCAAAGGGCACCAGTCATAGTTCAAATCGGTACCAGTGGTGCTGGCTCATACGACATATTCAATGGTGAGTTGAAGCCTGGCACTCACTGTCTTGCATTCACTCCCGGTAGCAATATCACTGTAACACTGAGCAATTTCAAAAAGTACATAGCATTGGTGCTCGATGTATCGTTTGACTCGACCGGTGTACTCACACTGCCCACCGAATATTCACTTGGTCAACTTGACACCATACGATACACCCAGTCAGCGGACACAATGTTTCTTGCCGCCAAAGACAATAAGCCAATGGTAATTGAACGAAGGGGTATTAAGTCATGGTCAATCGTCAATTACATCTTTAAAGATGGCCCATTCAACGCGATCAATGACACATCAACCACCATTGCATCAAGCAGTTTTTCAGGTGAGGTTACCCTGACAGCAAGCACAAATTACTTTATGTCAACTGATGTAGGCACCCTTATTAAGTCAGTGTCAAGTGGACAAACAGTTACGGCTATTGTGACAGCGCAGGATACTGGTACCAACTCAATTCGAGTTTTTGGCGTTGGTGATAGTCGAGTGTTTAACTATGGAATTACAGGTCTTACAGGTACAACAACAGTCATCACGCTACAACGTTCTACCGATGATGCAACATGGAGTGACTTTGTAACATGGACCGGTGTTGACCGAAGCAGTACTGTCACTGATTCTCAAGATAACATAACGTATTATTATCGCCTGTGGTGTAAAACAGGAGACTTTTCAACCGGTCCAGTTGGCCTTGTGTTGGTATACGATAAGGGCGCAGTCGAGGGCGTGTGTCGAATCTCCCAGTATGTGTCACCCACATCTGTGTTTGCACAGGTCATTACAGACTTTGGTGGCACTGCTGCAACAAGAGATTGGTATCGCGGCACATGGTCCAATACCAATAACAAATACCCGACTGCCGTGGCATTGTATGAAGGCCGCCTGTGGTGGGCAGGTAAGAACAGTTCATGGGGATCTGTATCGGATGCTTATTATTCATTTGACAGCAGTATAGAAGGTGCATCGGCAGCTATTTCTTTGACCATTGGTTTCGGGCCGGTGGATAATGTGTCATGGTTGATGCCGCTCAATCGACTGTTGATGGGTATCGCGTCTGACGAATTGTCCATTCGATCTAACTCATTCGGTGAAGTGCTGTCACGCACCAACGCCAATATTCGAGGTGGATCATCCCAAGGCACTGCACCGATTGACCCTGTCAAAATGAATAGCCGGGCATTCTTTGTCCAGCGATCAAAGCAGAAAATTTATCAGTTGCAATACACAATTGAGCAGGATATCCATGACGCACTGGATACCACAATCCTGAACCCCAGCATCTGCTCACCTGGTATCAAGCGCATCGCGATCACAATGCAGCCTGAGACCCGTCTGTATGTCCTCCTGACAGATGGCAGTTTACGGGTGTACTTGATTGACCAGACGGAAGATGTTGCAGCATGGAGCCGTGTGACATTACCTGCCGCCATTGTGTGGGACATCACCGTGCTACCTGGTGCCACTGAAGATGAAGTGTACTTACAGGTTATACGACCTACTGGCGCTTACCTTGAAAAGTTTGCATTGTTCAGCGAGTCCAAAGGTGGAACAATTTCCAAAACGTTTGATGGACTTGTGCAATACACCAGCCCTGGTACCACTCTGACTGGCCTAGCTCACCTTGAAGGGCTTCAGGTGGGGGTATGGGCAGATGGGCAATACCGTCAAAATGTCACCGTATCAGGTGGTAGTGTCACCGTCAGCGCGTCATGGACCAATGTGGTCGCAGGCTTGAGATACACTGCCGATTACATTACATCAAAAATTACGCGGTTTGTTGACTACTCAGTGGCAACATACGATAAGCGGGTGGTCAACACTGGGTTTATCCTTAAAGACTACTGGCCTGGTTCATTGAAAGTTGGTCCCGATAGCAGTACATTGGAAGCCTTCCCCACTACCGAGGATGGCACCACTGTAGTAGCCACAGCGACTTTGAGCGAATACGATGAACCACCATTTCCGTTTAATGGCACCACTGAATCAGATCCGCGCATTCATCTGCAGGCGAACAATCCCTGCACAATTCTGGCGATGACCTATGGTATCGAAGAACACAGTGATCCGACCGATCCGCAAGGTGGACGTAGTTGAGATGATGGGTCGAACATACCCACACTCAATTCGTGGGTATGCTGCAGAGCGGGATGGCGTATTGACCGGCATAGCTGGTATCATGTACACACAACCATTGCAATGTTTCAGCACGTTGACTGATGACATCAAAGGCGATAAGCGAGCGGTGGTCAAGGCTGCACGGTTAATGCGTGAGTTGTTGAACAAATGCAATGGCGATGTGTATGCCATGGCCAGCCACACCGAACCGACAGCGCCAGGCTTCCTGCGCCATATTGGATTTGATGAGATAACAGAAGGGGTGTACAGATGGACCCAAAACAAATGATGAGCATGGGCACTGGCTTGTCTGCCGGTGGTCAGCTTGCCGGTGGCATTCAAGCCAACCGTTCAGCCAAGTTCAGCGCCCAGCAGGCAGAGCGCAACGCCTTGGCAGAACTGGCTGCCGGTGTCAGTGAAGCTACCGAACAGCGCCGGCAAGGCAGGGCAGTCCAAAGCGATGCACGAGCGGCGATGGCAGCCGGTGGTGGTACAACAACTGATCCTGGTGCCATTGAAACACTGGGTAAGATCGGTCAGGTCAGTGAATACAATGCGCTCAGTGCACTGTTTGGTGGCCAGAATCGAGCTGAGGCGCTGAGAACAGCTGCTCGGGCCAGGCGAGCTGAAGGCCGCAGTGCCATGATGGGTGGTTTGATTGGTGGTGGTGCAACCGCACTA